ATGATTTAACAATATATGAACCTTGTGTAAATCCAGATATTGTTGCAATTTTCTTAAACTGTAAACCGTATGTCGATGTTGTATCAACATTACATGAAATAGGTGTGGTCGTACTACCACCACCAGTTGTGGTACCAGTAACATTAACCCATTCAACACCGTTAACGGTTGTTGATAAAACTTGTCCTGGAAGACCTAGGCTATTATTTTTGTCATAAATATATGTTGTGTGTATCGTGTTGGCAGTTAAAGTATCATTAACTGTTAAACTACCATATAAAGTACCACCAGAAATAGAAAGTCTATCCCAACCTATTTGTCTAACTTCTGTAGCACCAGTTAAACCTTCAGTATATAATGTGTATAGTTTAGCGTCAGCTGTGTTTAATGCTAACTCACCTAAAGTTAAACCCGATAATACGGGTATTTTACCTAAAACGTTAGAACGTTTTAATAGAAATGTGTTACTACGATTCGCCATATTTATGACTCAAAAATATCCTATATAGGACAATATATAATAGGTTATATAACCTATAAAATAAATATCGTAATTACCGGTAATGTTATTTATATTTCCATATAAATCCACGATATGTTTTAGATTTCCCGTTACATACAGACCAAACATTACCAACAAAAAAACCGTAATTTATAACATCACTAATAAAATCGTATTCTTTAACTAAAATACCTTCTTTAGTTAATTGTTGAATTGGTCTTCTATTTTTTTGTGTTTTACCCCACATTGGGTTTTTATCCCCAACTTGCCTATCACCTTTACCGTATGCTGGATTCTTATCACCCACATTAGCTTGCCGTATTTTTTCTTTAACTTCTTCTGGGTGTTTTCTACCAATTTGTGATTTACTCATTTTTTGTTTAGCTAAATCAGCTTTATTTTTACCAATTCTTTCTTCTAATGATAACCCTTTTCTTTTTAACGACAACTCATTTTTTTGTTCTTGAGTCCATGTATTACCAAAATTAGGGTTATTTTCACCAATCATAGATTTACTTTGTTTAACCCTAGTATAATCTGACCATTTCATTGTTAATGGGTCTTTTAAATTATAATTTAGTTTTGAGTTTATACCACCATATTCATTTATCCAATAAATTTCTTTATCATCTAAATCATCAGTTTCTTCAATGATTTCAAAAATAAATTTATCTTTACCGTATTTGTTAAACGATTTTTGTAAGTGTTCATTATTATGTTCACCACGACCAAGACGATAGAAGTGTTCACGTTCTCTTTCGGTTAATCGTTCTGATTGACCAATATAAACTTTTCCGTTTATTAAATTTGTAATTTTGTAAATACCTTTCATTTTTTAATTTTAAAATTCATTATAATAAAAAAGGATGAGATAACCCATCCTTTTTAAATATAATAAAATAATTTTTAAAAGTCAATACTTTCCTCGGTCTAAACGATAATTAAATTTATAACTAATTAATAGTCAGTATCTTAATAAACACCCCCATCTAACGTATCAAACTCAGCTAATACCCTAACACCATTTGGAGTGTTAACGTTTGTACTTCTAATTACGATGTCATTTAATTGAGTTATCCAACCTCTGTTTGCATAACCAGTTGATGATGTATACTCAGATACATTAGGTATGTTAGAAGCAGTTAAACCAGTTAACGTATCTAATCTGTTGATGTTTAAGTTAACATTACCACCTTTTACACCATTACCATCTTGAATCATCCAACCAGAACCAATAGAAGTTGCGGTTGTGTTTCCAGTAGGATTATAGTTTAAAGTGATGTTAGGGTCTTCTACGTATAACTCACTTGTAAATGCCGAAACAGATGGACCAAATACTGTTAATGAACCTTGAATTACTGCATTACCAGCAACATTTAAACCTCCAGTACCAACATTAACAGTACCATCAGATGGCACACTGAAAGTATTTGTACCAGCATCGTATGTAAATCCAGCTTCATCAGTTAATAAACCATTCGTACCAACATAAACAACTCTACCAGCGGTCAAATTACTAATTGTTAAACCAGAAACAGTATTAAATTCAACTGGTAAATCAGCTTGACCTTGGTTTTGTTTAATTGTAAATGTGTTTGTTGTTGGAGAATAAGTAAATCCAGTTACATATGTATCTGTTGACGTTAATCCAGTAACATTAAATGAACCATTATTGTTATTTCTTAATGTTAAAGTACCAGCAGCATATGTACCACCAGTTAAATATATATCACTTAAACCAGTTATTGTTACATCAGTAGTATTTCTTCTTTTTAAGACTAATGAACCATTTGGACCAGTATAAGAAATAGTACCACCAGTAACATAAATGTCGTTATTTTGTGTATAAGCAGTTAATGAACTATAATTAACAATATCATTTGGATTACTAGCCGCAGTAGTAATACTACCACCAGTAACATTTAATGTATTAACATTAATAATATTAGAACCTAAAGTAGTTATCGTACCACCAGTTGCATTTAACGTTGTTACGTTTTCTGTACCAGCATTTAACGTAGTTATTGTTGCACCAGTAGCGTTTAAAGTTGTTACGTTTTCTGTTCCAAAATTAGCAGTTGTTGCAGATAATGTACCGTTTACTGTTAATCCAGTTACTGCATTAAATAATACGTTAAATGTACCACCAGTATTGTTAGTAAATGTGAATGTATTGTTTGAATAAGTCGCACCAGTTGTAAATACATCGGTAGGTAAATTTTGGTACGTAGTCGCAGATATTGTAGTGGCTTTTAATGTACCATTTACCGTTAAACCACTCATCTGGTCTATCAAGACATTAAATGTTTGACCAGCTTGATTTTGAACTAAAGTTAATACATTATTATTGTTATAACTAAAATTAGTCACATATGTATCAACACCAGCAATTGATGAAACATCTGCTAACACAAATCCATTAGTAGTACCAGATAAAAACTTACCACTCAAATTAGTAACACCACTATATGATGTAATTTGATTTCTAATTTTTAAGTTATACAAGTTAGAACCAACCTCAAAGAAGTTACCATTAACTCCAGCACCAGCTGGAACCCAATCGTTTGTTCCACTGGTAACACCAGAGAACATCATAATACCAGCAGCTGTGTTAACTATTGGTTCACCAGCAAACAATGTAGCACCAGAGAAAGGAGCTGCCGAGTTTGCGTTATTTTTTAGAATAAATCTAGTACTTCTATTTGCCATTTTTTATGTTTTTATATAAATATCTTATTTTTTTTAAAAATTAAAAACTACCACCTAATAAAGTGTCGTCTTGTATTATCGAATTATTAGCTGTTATTTGTCTTAAATTACCTTGTGAATCGTTTCCTAAATCCAAGGTTGGTGTTGTCACTTTTATACTTGATGTCCAAACTGTTGATGTTCCACTAACAGTATTAATATTTCTAAATCTTTTAATTGTCGTTCCAGCATCTATATTATTATCTACATTAGGAACTATGTTTGTATTAAACTCTACTAAACCAGTAGATAGGTTAATTTTTGAATCACCACTACATGAAATAACATTATTAGTAAAAATAGCTGTACACGCAGAAATTACCGTTGAGCCAGTTAAATTATCTGGTTCAATGATAAATGTTTCATTTATATCTGAATGATATAGTGGTCTATAATTAATTGCCATTTCTATTATGTTGTACTACCTATTATTTTAAATTCACCTAGTGCAAATGCATTTTTATATACTTTAATTGTTACACTATCATTAGCGTTAACTATAATTGGTGTGTTCATAACCGTTCCATCAAATACACCAACACCATTAACACTTATAACTATTCTAGTTATATTACTCAATTCAACTATTTGAGTAAAATTAATACTATAAGGACATATAAACGTAAAAGTTGTATTACCACCTGGTTTAAAGACAAAAGCATAGGTAACAGTATTTTTTACCTTTGTCGGTTCAAATACTATATCTCCATCTTTAAATATTTTTCTATCTTCAACTTCTAATGATACAATACTTCTGTTAATTGTAGGTATCACCTCAAAATCAGCTTCGTCTAAAATATATCCCAATAACTTCATTTCAAACATCTGAACATAAAATCTTCTGTTTTCAAAGTCATCTATATTACTTTCATCACCTATCGATTCCAAATGTAGCGGCATCGGATGGCCATTTACTGTTATATAACATTGTCTTGATTGAAAAGCTCTTTGTACCAATCTGTTAAATTGGTTCAAGTCTTTCATTCTGTTAGTAAATAATCTAACCTCGTATGTTAAATCAACCGATGTTGGTTGTGGTATTTTATATAAATCAACACCTCTTCTCACACCATCCCAAGTAGGTACTTTCATGTATGTGTACGTTCTACTTACTGGGATATTCCATAGACCAGCTTGATTTTGGCCTTGTTGAATGTCTGGTTTTCTAACAACTGTTATAAATGGTAACTCAATATTTTTAAATTTATCAGAAAATTGCCATGTTTTGCTAAATTCTGTCCATCTTTGTATTGTTAAAAATATAACTGGGACTTTTTGACCATCAATCGTTAAACCCATTCTTTTATCAGATGTTAAAAACTCAACAAAAGTTTGGTCCATATCTTCTTCTAAGACACCTCTAGGTAAAAAGGTTCCTCTATCGGATATATCATCCAATATTTCTTGTCTTCTTTCGGGACCAATTTTTCCTGGATGGATATTAATATTGGTCATATATCCTTTTTGCATTCCCATACTCTAATTACATTCCTCTAAATTCACTAGCGTCAATAGATGCACAAACAATTGTTCTAAATGCACCTTTATAACCCATTATTGTGTGTCCGTTATCGTAATTTTTAATACCATCATTAACAACACTAAAATATCTTATTTCAGTTTCAGATACTGGATAAGCAATGTAATCACCGTAACTTATTTCAGTATCTAATTCTTTTAATTGACTATCATAAATACCAAATGTTAATTGACCATCTTGTAAATATCTAAGACTACCATTTGAGTTGTATGTTTTATTCTCAGCTTCAGCTATAATAGGAACAACTTTTAATTCAACTGGTGGAAAATATTTAATACCATCTTTTGGTGCTTCACCATATAAATTATCGGAAGAACTATTATTTCTATCTACACGATATAAAATAACAGTAAAATTACCATCACCTTCTATTGCTTCTCTACCCATATTTATTTCTAAAGAAAAATCTTCTTCAGAAAAAAAGCGATTAATTCTTGTTATTGGTGTTATTTTGTTATTATTCATCTTTTTTTATTATAAATATTTATATTAAAA